TTATAGTAGTAATTGAGCACTCGTCGCTATACGCCTATGCTCTGCGCTAGGGATTTCTACTGAAAAACGCAACACCTAGCGGCAAAACTAAGTTTATTCTACATTCATTATCAATGAACATATATACTAACGCCATCTGGGACAATCATGGACGCAATCCATCATGAGAAAATAGCCGATAAATTGATGCAATATAGGGGTAAAATTCCTGAATATGGCTCTGTTAATGACCGTGTTGCCAAATGTGCAACTTGGGAATTGACAAAAGCCATTGATGATTTACTTTGGCACATAGATAATTATGCCAAGTGCGATGCTTTGGGGTGGATTAAATGAGCGATTCGGTTAGAATGTATAGAATAATTTGTCTAAAACGCTCTGTATTCAAAGCAACAAATGATTTTGAATACACTTCTGAGTGGTTTACTCGTTCTAAAATATTTTATTGGCGTGAAAATCGTGCCGGTTATACAGAGTATGTTAACGAAGCCGGATTATATTATGCACATGAGTTAGAAGATTGTGGCGGTAAGCATGGCGATTGGTTGCTAGACCCTGTGTGGGTGAGAGTATGAGTCGCCCTAGGTCAACAGACCCAAGTGTCCCATTGTCGATTGCTGTACCCCAGTCTTTGAAGACACGGCTTGACCAGGAGTTATCTTACAAACAATCCCGTTCAAAGTGGGTATGTCATGCAATAAATGAGAAACTAAACCAAGAGTTTGACATTTCATCAATAGCAACGCCACAATTGTTAGGAATGTTGCATTATCGGAATGTAATCACAACGGAATTACTCACATCGCTAATGATGCGAGTTGAGGAAATTGAAGAACTACAATAAGATAAAGCAACCGTTCACACCAAACGATTCTTTCATTTTGTTGTTTGTCAATTGGAGCAATTGCTTCCATTATTTACCACAACCCGGAAAGATCATTTCCGTTTTCCGGACTTTTCCAATTTTTTAAGAATTGCAATAATTTCTTTTAGCAAATCTTCAGTTTTAGCTAGCATATCAAACACCACCTATCTTGGACAAGCTTTGACTTGTTTCTTTTATTTTTAACATTATTTCCTCAGTTGGACTAATATCATATTCTTCGAGAGTAATGTTGTAATATGGAACATCGCCTTGGTTATAGAATAAAGACAAATGATTAGTAGCAACATGCTCAGTCCTCAAAGAATAAGGTTCACTGGATAAATCAAATGTTCCAATCAGGGAATTGTCAAATGGTTGCCTTATCGATGCCCATACCAAAAAATCGGCAGGTGTATCAAATGAATCCGGCCTAACTGACATTAAAGCCCATGCTGCATTACGATGAAGTACTGATATTGGCGGTAAATTCTTGATGTCAACAATCTTCCAGCCATATCCTTCTCTATTATCTTCAAAGATAGTAGTTAATCGATAATCGGATGAAAAGATAGAGTTCGGTGGTTCATCACTGTTAATGTCGTTAGAGAGTGTTAAACGACGGCCTGTGCGCTTCATCTCTTAGCCTCCTTGTGTGCTTGTTTGACAGCAGCCTTGAAACCGCCTTTCTTCCATTCGCCATTTCGCTTCTTGTATTTTGGAGCGACTCTTTTGAATGACTTCTTGTATGCTCTTTGATATGCTGTAGTTTTCTTGCCTTTGGGTGCCTTTGCTGCCTCGACTGCACCAGTTGTGGTGCCCTGGACAAATCCTTGGACTATAGCAGGGTCCACACCAATCGCCCTGGAGGGGACTTCCAGGAGTGTGTCTGCTATAGTTACCAGGAGATTGGCAATTTGTTGCTTAGAAGCGATTTAAATCACCTCAAGCGCCTTGCTGAGATAACGATAGAGCCATTGCTGCTGCTTGGCTTAGAGTTTCTACAGTGCATTCCATGGTTATTGAGATATGTACATCAGAAGAGAAAGCAGCATCAGCACGGCCACCTAGAAACATGCTGTCAACTGCAATCAAGTATCCATTAGTCCAGTGTTGGGGGGCTACATCTAAATCATGGGATACATATTGAGGGACACCAGGTGTGCCGTTTGTTTCGTCAGCGATTAGAGTTCCAGTAGAAACGATTGCTCTATTGGACGGTAGAACCATACCTGTTTGACTTTGAGTCAAAAGTTGAAACTGTGCTGCGCCACCATCGTTAGCACCAAGTGATACTGTGGTCCCATCTGCTTCAGTGTAGGATACTGCAATGTTATGAATTCTCATAACTGATTTGCCCAGGGCGTCAACATATGCACCAAGGTCAATTGGTGTTTCTTTGTAGGTACCGGTATTGTCTGCGTTCAAAGTCTGTCTAAGGAAAAAGGAATCACTTCTAGCCATACCCTTTCATGATAGGAGGAGGTTTATAGTAGTAATTGAGCACTCGTCGCTATACGCCTATGCTCTGCGCTAGGGATTTCTACTGAAAAACGCAACACCTAGCGGCAAAACTAAGTTTATTCTACATTCATTATCAATGAACATATATACTAACGCCATCTGGGACA